TACCAACGCTTTTACCACTTCCCGTTGTTCCTGCGATAAGAAGATGTGGAAGTTTACGTAAATCTGTTACAAAAGGCTTTCCAACTATATCTTTTCCTAATGCTATTGTAAGAGGAGAAGAGGACTCTTTAAACAGTTTAGAATCTAAAAGTTCACGAAGATATATCGTATCTACGGTTGCATTTGGTATCTCAATCCCTACAACATCCTTACCTGGAATAGGGGCTTGAATACGTATAGTTTCAGCAGAAAGTGCCATCGCTAAATCATCTTGAAGGTTTAAAATTTTACTTACTTTTACATTTGATGCTGGTTTAAACTCAAATGTTGAAACAACAGGACCTGCATACGTACGGACTACATCGCCATTTATTTTAAAGTGTGCTAATTTTTCTATAAGAACAGCTATCTTTGCATCAAGTTCAGCTTCATCCATAGAGTGAGAAGTCTTGTCCCCTACTTGTAAAATATCAACTGATGGTAAAATAAAGTTATTAGGTTTTTCAACCTCCCCTTTTTCTATCGTATCTACAAGAAGTTGTGTATTTTCTTCTAATTCACTTACCATAACAGAAACTTTCTCTTCTTCATTTTTTTCAACTTCAATTTCTTGCGCTCTCTCTTCAACAACAGTTGGTGTATCTTCAATCTCAACTATTTTTTCTTCTATAACAGGTTCTTCCTCTCTGAAATTAGACTCATCAAAAACTTTCTCTTCTTCAACAGCAAGAATCTCTTCAAGTTTTTCTTCTTCTACAACTTCCTCTTCTTCTGGAATATCTATCTCTATAAGTTCAGGTGTTTCATCTATTACTAAAACTATCTCTTCTGACTCTTCAATTTTAATTTGCTCTTCCACCTGTTCTATAACTATCTTCTCTTCTTTAACTACTACTTCCTCAACTACTTCAATCTCTTGAGCCTTTATCGGTTCAATAATAATTATCTCTTTTTCCTCTTTTATAACTGCTTCTATAGAATCATCCTCTTTTGTTACAATTATCTCCTCTTTTTCTTCTGTAACATTAGAGATAGAAGTTTCTATAATCTCCTCTTGAGGAACAATTAATTCTTTATGATTTGTTTGATGTGTATGATTGAAAAATGTTGGTGTTGAACTTTTTTTCTTCAAAGGATTTTGAATCAATGCAATAAGTTCTTTAGCCGTTTTATCTAACAAGATAAGTGTTGCTATAAAAACAATAATAAGTAAAAACATCCATACACCGAAAATACCGATAGAAGGAGCTAAAGAGTTCATAAAATCTGAACCTATCTTACCACTTAAATCGCTGTCCGTAACTAATGCTTGTGCTAAAAGAGCAGAGAAAAATAGTAAAAATAGAGCTATTAGTGCCTCTAATGTTCTAAAAGTAAAATTCGGTTTTTTATATAAAATATAGATTGGTAATATAAGTATAAATATATATATATATGATATATATCCAAAGTAACGCTGATTTAAAAGTGAAAAAGTAGTACCAAAACTACCCATTAATCCACTTTCCCCAAAAAATGTAGATATTCCTAAATAAACAAGAATAGCAACTAATATTATAAATAATGTGTCTTTCAAGTTATAATTCCTTTAAAAAAATTTAAAAGAATTATAGCGAAATATATAGCCTATAAATAGTTAAGTAAACTCAATTTTGAAACTTTTCCAACAGTTGAAAGCATCGCCTCATAGTTAAGTGTAATTTGTGTTAATTCTAACGATGCTTTTGCTAAATCTGTATCAACAACAGATGAACGCAATGTCATTGTTGAAATTTCTAAAAGTTCTGTTCTTTCAAGAGATGCTGACAATGAATTTGATTGCGCACCAACCTTAGAGTGTGATTTTAAGATATGGTCATAAATATTATCCAAACTTTGAATTGAATGTTCCATACCTATATTTCTCATATCTCCACCAATTACATTCGCATTTGCTATAGTTTTATAGTTTTCCACTGAACTAATAACATCATCAATAGTTTTAAAAAAATCTGTTTTTGCATCACTAATAGTAAGTGCATTATTGGAGTTAAAAGAGAGAACACTTGCTGGTTTTAAGAAATCTCCACTGTTTGAATCATACATAGACAATGTTGCTCTAGTATCTCCAATAGCATTTAATTCATCAAAAGAAAGTTTACCATCATCACTTAATACGGTTTCACCTAAGAAACTTGCTGTCGTTATCGCTTTATCAAAACTCTCTACTGTATCATCTGCTGGTAATGTATCTGTCATAACCATATTAACAACATTCATTAACTGTTGATATGTCATATCATCAGAATCTGTTGCACTACGGGGTGTACCCATATCAAAAATTGTATATGCTGTTCCATCTACGGTAAAAGAAGAACCACCATTTACACTACTTTTCATATCAAATTGTACATCAAAATTTCTACCACTAATACTCGACCCTGTAAAATTAAATGAAGTTCCATCTAATGTATTTACATTTGTTTGCGATAAGTCTGCCACATCTCTTAATTTTGAAGAAGCAGAAGCAAATTCATTTGTTCCTTTAACTATCTGAGAAACATTTGAAGAGAGTTTTGAGCCATTTTTAGTAAACTGTGTTTGGTCATATAAAAGAGCATCTATATTTTGAATATCACTATTGGCAGATGAAAAAGGAGAACGTACAAACTCTTTTACATATAATTGAGGTGTTACTGTTGGATTTATTATCTCATCAAAGTTAGTTTCTCCATCATCTAAATCAGAAATTTTTAAAACATCAGCTTTTCCACCACCACTAAAATCAACTGCACCAACTATATGAAAATCAAGTTTTGAAGATCCGTTAAGTTTATCTTCTACTTCTATCTGTCCGTAAGAATTTATTGTTACATTTACAGATTGTACATTTGATGTATTTCCATAAGCACTTCCTATTTTATCAAGTAAATCCTCTATTTTATTTCTATCTTGCATCTCAATTTTACTATTAAATGCTGTACCATCGCTTTCAACACCTCTTACATAGAAAAAATGTTGATTTGAAGTTGCTGTACTATTATCTGTATCGCCCATAAGCTCACGAATAGTGCTAGAAGCACTTAATGCTTTTACACCATCTGTATTCGTACTTGTTTGCAGTATTTTATATTTTGATATTAGATTTGGATTTATAATATTTGTAGTCACTTTACGTTTAACTGCTGTTTCTTCACCTAAAAATAGTTCTGTTCCTGATAAATTATAAGCTTGTTCTTTATTTGAACCTAAAAATGAGTGTAATGTTATATCATTTCCATTGTATGTTCCATCTTCACTAATCGGTTTTACATTCGTAGCCGACCCTGAAAAAAGAAATTGTCCATTTATAGAAGTGTTTGCCAGTGAAACTAAATGCTCCTCTATTCCTCTAAGCTCAGCAGCAATAGCATCCATAGATGTTTCATCATTTGTTCCATTAGAAGCAGAAATCATAAGAGTACGCATCTTTGTCACAGATGTTTCAAACTCATTTAAAACAATATCTGTCTGATTAGATATTTTATATCCATTATCTGTACTACTTTTAATCTGCTGAAGAACAGTAATCTCGTTATCAAGTCTCATCGTTTGAGAAAAAGTAGCAACATCATCACTTGCATATTGAATAGAAAGACCAGATGCTATCTGTTTATTTACATCAAAAAACTTTGATTGAATTTTAGAGTTATTAGTTCCATACAGATTTTCGTAATACATACTAGACGTTACTCTCATAATATACCTCCACAATAAATATATTTTTATATTATTCTAATTATATCGACAAAAAAGTATTTCTATGTAGAAATTTGAAATATTTAAGGAAGTTATGGTTACAATGTCATTCTTCATAACTAGCCAGAGTGATGGAACGGTATACATAGCGGATTCAAAATCCGCCGCCTTCGGGCTTGTGGGTTCAAATCCCATCTCTGGTACCATAGTCTTAATAACCCCTAAAATAGGGACTTAAAAAGAAAAAATCAACAAACTATCAGTAATATTTATAGCTTTTTACTGACAATTTTACTGATAGTATCAGTAGTAAAAATATCCTCTTTTTCCCCTATTTAACAAGCCCTCATTCTCTCAGCCAATCTCTTAGCTCTAGCAGGAGTCTGTCTAGCCCAGCGACTATCTAACATCTCTTTACTAGCCTCTTCAAAATCTGCACTTTTCAAAGCACTCCACATACGCTTAAATTTTAATAAACCACCCACACCCAACTGATAAGCCATCTCATAGAGAACTTCCTGCTTATCATTATTAAGATTTACCACAAAAATCTTTTCTTTTTGAAGATGCTTTATCTTTTTGTTAAGTCTATGTTTTAATATCAATTCAGCCTCATCTTGATCAAGAGGCATCTTTGTTCCAAAGCCGATAGTATCAAAACCTAAGCTATCCTGATAAACCTCACTTCTGAAACCCTCGTTTTCTTTTATGTTGTTTAATAAGTTCATTAATCATCTCCTTTTTTTATAAATGCAAAAATCTCATCTAATTTATCTGTTATATGCTTCATTTCTGATGCAAATATCTTTTCTATATGTTCAAGTTCTCCGTTTATAGCGACACTATCTAAATATTTCTCTTGTAGATAGCTGAGAGAGACATAGGATAACTGTAGATCTTTACTAAAAGAAATCTCTTTACGTTCTAAGTCTGCAATTCGTGTAACAGCTAACCCTGTTAGTATTTTTAACTCTGCTAATTTAAAATGGTCTAAATACATTTTCCCAAATATTCCAAGTACCACTATAACTATTCCTATAAATTCTGTTGTTAAATCTATCTGCATATATCAATCCTTTATGCTGTTTTGAAAAATAATTTTTCAATTTCACGATGCTCATTCCAAGCCTTTTGACCGCCAATTTTTAATCCTATTCGGACACTTTTTCCTCTGAAATAAGACACTCCTAGAGAGTGCATAGCATCTTCTAATATATCATCACTTTCATCTCTTGTAAACAAACCCATCTGATAAAGATAATCGTGTAAAATGTAGCCAAACATTGCCTTACCATCTTTAGGAAAAATGGGCTGTAACATAATTGGTATACTCCCAAGGTCTGTTATAAAACCTTTAGGAACTACTATTTTATACTGCTTTGTTTCAAAAGTAATGGGAGATAGAGTTGTTCTCTTTTCTCCATCTATATTTACTTTTAGATTTATGTATTTTTCTTCAAACATAGCTATTTGATTGACCCAGCTAATATAAATAAATCATCTAATTCATCTTTTGAAATTCCCAACGCTGTTGTTAGTTCGATTAAACTATTCCAATTTCTACTAACTTTTGTTGCATATTCCCACTCAATTTTTAAAGCTTCATCTGTTCCGTTTTCAATAGCATCTTTTACAGTATCTAATAATCCAATTTGCAATAAAGCTAATCGGCATTGTCTAGCTGTTACTGATTTAGGCATAGTTGCATTTCTTATGTACGAATTTACTCTATCTACAACTTCTAAAGCAACATAAGGTCTTACCTCTTCCACAATTTCTGCTATAAAAGGCGTAAGCTCTAAACCTTGTTCATCATAAGTAGCTTCTACTGCTTCACTTATAACTCTTGTTTCATTTTTATACTCTTCAAAAGTTAAAAAGTTTTCATCATCACTCATCTCTCTTGTTGTAGGAAATAATAACTCATACTCATCATTCAACACTTTTAAAAACTCTGTTTTATCTTCTACTAGATACATCTCTGTAAGCAGTGCTTTCGCACCACTTATCTTATTTTTACTAAGAGCTAGTTTTATTTTTTCTAATTTAGTCATTACTTTATCCTTATCCTTGTTTTAGTAGATTAAGAGGTGTACTTGCTACTACTGTTCTAGCTGTGTTCCCGTTCAAATCTGTAATAATTCCATTTGTAAGTTGCTCGAACTCGTTGTCATCTCCATTTATAGGGGTTTCCCAAGTATCCTCATCTGATATTGTAATCTTAGTTGCTAATGCTCTATACAACAATTTTGAGTCTTGCTCCTGATATACGGTATCTACATCTAAATCATCTGTAACATCATCTTCAAATTGGCTTACACCATCCCAACCTGTCGATAACTCTTCTAATATCCATTGTGCATAAAGTTCTCCAACACTATCACTAGCTATTGTTAGAAATGCTTTAGATGCTTTGTCTCCCGTATTATCTAGTGCAATAGTGTTATGTGTAGGACTCGTAACTATTACGCCATCTTTATTTAAAACAGTATCGCCTATTACATTTATTTTAGGATTATCTGTACCTGTGCCTACTCCAATTAGTCCTATGATATTATTTCCAAGTTCAACATCGTGGCTGTTACTAGCGATATACTTCTCTAATACATAATCAACTTGTTTAGGGTCTTGTATTGTAGCTACTGGGATTGAAGCTGTGTAGTTTTCAATACCTGTGTGAGTACCTACAGGAAAAGCATGTCCACTATTCCTTAAATTGTTGATACTATCTATAAATGGAATACCACCAGTCCAGACACCATTGTCAATATTATATGGGGATTCATGAACAGTGATTACCTTTCTTGAGTATTTAATTACCTTGTCGCCTACTGTCAAGTCCTCCCCAGAACTTGAGACTAAAAGTGGATTAATCCCAACAACAGTAGAACCACTAGCTAACTTATCTTTTAAAATCTGTGGATAGCCTGTATGTATCTCTTCATAGTCAGCATTACCACTTACTGCATCATCTACATTCACACCATCATTCAACGCTTTATACATTAACTTTTCAGTATCATTCCATACTTTAGCATCTGCATCTACTGTACCATCATCACCTTGTGTTGCATCGGCATCTGAATTATTATAGTCATTTGGTCTTCCTATTAGGTCGGTTACAAACTGCTCTTTTGTTTGAGTGATTGGCAGATAAATTAATGTACCATCTTCTATATACTCGTGTTGTTGTTTATAGGGTTCAGTAGGTAGTCTAGTTAATCCTAAAGTATCACAAACTCCACCCTTACCACTTACTCCATCATTAAACACTTTACTAGCTGTATCGTGTAAGTTTGTTTTAGTTGAAGAATATCGCATATCTAGCCATTGTGATTCGTATATGATGTCGAAGAATTTACCTTGTGGGTGACCACTTTTTGTAGAATCCCTTACTGCTCCATCATACCTTATATTATTTGTCGCAGAATCATTGAAACAATCACTTACACTTTCTTTAGGCATATCATTGTTTGCATTATCTGAATACCAAGTAAATGCCCAAGCATATTCCTCAGTATTTCTCCACGTAGCACACCCATATTTACTGAGCATAGGATGATATGCACCTTTATTTAAAGTCTGAAATCTACCAATAGGAGTTATAACATCACCACCTTTAGAAAACAAACCTCTACCTAAAGAACTAAATCCATTATTAGTTAAAGTTTCAGTTGTACTTTCTTTAGCAAAAGCATCGGTCATTAGTATTTCTTGTGTGTACGTACCATCTTGTTTTAGACCTACAAAGATTTGATTAGAGATATATGATTGAGCTTTGAATTTACTTGATGCTAGACTATATCCATTATCTGTATCTTCTGTAGCTTTGTAGATGTCATCTGCTAATTGTATTGAGATGTTATTGATAGTACAATTAGCCTCTGGGTTGCCACTAGGATTTATTGAAATGCTATTGCTATCTGTTATAGGAGTAAAAAGTACAGTATACTCACCAGTAGTTGTAGTTATATCTACACTTAGGTCAGCATTGATATATGCACTTACTTGGTGTGACAATGACAACACATTTACCTTTACAACATACGTCACTCCTGCTTTTAAAGTTACTAAGGTTTTATTTATATTTCCCCAAGAGTCACCATCTCTATCAACATAAATAGCCTTTTTAGCACTATCATACGACAAATCTCCAGTACCACTCCATCCACTTATGCCATTATCAAAAGTACCATTAGTAACCAACTCTTCCTTATCAACAACTACATAATCCCCTCGCTTAACTCTACCATCAACAACTAATCCTGTACTAACTTCAGAAGTAACTTGTATATCTTCATCAATATCATCATCTACGCCGTCGTTAGTGATTTTAGTAGCCTTAACTTTATATCCATCATCATTTACTGGTAATGTAAATGTTAATGTTTCGGCATCAGTACCATCTACTGTTTGAGTTCTAACTACTGCATCGCTATCACTTTTATTTAATACCTCTATTTTGATACCATTAGTTGTAGGATTAACTCTACATTTAATTCTAGTGTTTGCTGTTTGAGCTGATATATTATCTAACACTCCTATCTGTGCATCTACTGCTACTCTGTTACCACTGATAGAACCTGTACTGATAGGGTCAAATCCTACTACTTTTACATTTGGAATAAATGAGTTATCTCCCATTCCATTAAAACCATCTCTATTATTAGTTGTGTTTAGGTCTATTGTAGATATTTCACGAACTGAGATGTTGTCGAAAGAGACCGCAGTGTTTGTAGTGTTGTGACCTCTTAATCCAACCATTATAGAAGTCTCATTATCTCCTAACCTAAAGATATATTTACATAGTCCAAACACACTTTGCTGATTAGCAAAATATTCTGCCTTTGTGTAATTATACACTGAGTATAAACCAGAATCAATATCGTTTACATTTAGTTCAAGATGGTAAGTCCCTTTAGCAAGTCCAGTAAGCTCAAATTTAGTAAATTGGTAGCTGTCATTATTCAGTATTTTTAATTGGTTATTTTCTATTGAGATATTACTATCTGATGCATACCCATCAACAGTACCATCTCCGTTATCATAACCAACTTCTCCATCAGCCACTGTTTCAAAAGTACCATTAACAACCAACTCTTCACCCAATGTACCAACTACTTTACCATCTACAATATATGAGTCATTCATATTAGCAACACTAAGTATATTGCTAGTTGATGTTTCAAATCTCATATCTTGCTTTTCGTGTATGTAACCATTGAAAGGGTGCGTAGCTAATAGATTTTCTTTTGTTATCAAATCTGATGCGACTTTATTGTAGGAAACTTCATTATCCCAAGGTGCTGCTGATTCTGCTCTTAGTGCCGATGCCGATGCTTTTAATGCTGCTGTTTCTGCTCTGTTCATATATGATGAAGAATTAATTGTATTTATACTTATCGTATGAATGGCAGAATTTAAAGAATTTATACTGTTGTTCATACTATAAATTACACTAGGGATAGTAGTCCAAACATAAGAAGCATTTTCCCGAAATTCTGGTGTTCCTTCTTCAGGAATTTTACTACTATCAAAATTTTTAACTTGTGGAATACTCATTTTCACTCTCCTTTTATTTTAAATATAACCCTCAACTTCAAGTTGATAGGTAGTCGTATGCAAACTAATAGGCATATCGTGGTCTTTTAGCTCTCCAAAAATAGAAAGTGCTTTATAGCCTCCATCTTTCTCATCTCCAACAAAAACACACGGTGTATCGGAGATAGAGTTTAATCTCTCTTCTATTGCATCTTGTTCTTTTGCTTCTATCAAACAAGTTATACTCATTCTTCTATATTTTGCTTTTCTTCTCGTAACAATATTTCCGAATTCATCTCTTACCTTTGAAGTTAAACTTCGTCTTGAACTAACTGGTTTAGGTTCTGTAATCGTTAATCCATAACGCTTACTTCGCCCAAAAACTATATGCGCTACTTCTACAATCTCATTTGGAGATTCTATCCATAGTTCCATCTCTGTATTGTAAGCCATTGGTAATATTTTATAAAAAATTGAGTTTTTTTCGGGAACACTATAGGTCCAATCGAACCAATCACCCACGTCTCTTGAAGATGTCAGAGATGTTTCATCTAAGATAACATCATCATTATCCATATTTGTTATTTTTACTCTAACAGTCATTGCAGATAGCCCTGCAAGATAAAGTACATCTACATCAGATGTTTTAAATTTATAATATATTAAATCTGTCTGTGTAGTTTTCGAAGAACCAAGAGCATCAAATGCTCTTTTATAGTTAGTTGCACCAAAATCGATCCAAAAAGTTCCAATACCTGTAATAAAATTTACATCATCAATAGGACTAATAGTAGCCTCTTGTACTGCTTTATATTTTCTATTTATATTTGCATTTAATTGAACTAAATCCCCTGCATTGTAAGTTATTTCATCATCATAAACAGTTATATTTTCTTCTATAATATTTATATTACTATCAAGGATATTTACATTTTGTTTAGGTGCTATTATCATGCTGATTGGTCCTCAATCTCTTTTCTCATTGTTCTTATTTCGTTGGCTTGTTGCACTAGAACTTTATTTTGTGCTTCCATCTTTTCATTTGTTTTTTTAATCTCATCTACTATCTCTTTGAAGACACCACCGTTATTATTGTTTAAACCTAAATCTTGTGTTGTTGGAGCATCAACGACATATTCCCCTTTATGGACAACACCTGCTATATCATATATTCCACCATCGCCTGTGTAACCACCAGATGAAAAACCTGTAACATTTTTTGTTTTTAAATTTTCTGCTTTAAGCTCATATTTTGTATGCAATTTTGAATAAGAAGATAGCTGTTCTGTTAAGTCCTCTACACTAGAATATATATCAGTAGGAATACTTAGACTATAAAATGCCGATAAAGTCTTTTCAGATTCATCTCCATTTTCAAGCCAAGAAGCTCTTTTCTTTCCTGAATCTTTCCCTCCATAAATATTATATACTGTTTGTAATCCATCCGCAATACTTTCCATAGCAGAATAATAGCCATCAATGGTAGGTTTGTAATCTTTTGCAAGTTCTATATTTTCAGCTCTTTTATCAGCAGAACTTTTTATATTATTATAAGCTCCTAAAGCATCTTCACTTAAAAACCCACCAGCACTTAATCCACTCATTGCTTTTGCATATACACTATTTTCATCATAAGTATAAGAGTCTTCATCTACATCTAGTTTATTCATAAGAGAGTTGAAATCTTCTTTTTTACTTCCTGTTATTTCAAGCGAATTTACAAAATCATAGACACTACTATCTGTTGTTCCACTCGCTTTTACGAAATCAGATAGCTCTTGACTTCCTAAGTTGTAACCTGCTCCATAAGAATAAGTAGAGCTAAATCCCTTAGTATCTTTCTCAACTAGAGACGCTTGTAATTCAACTAGAGATTTGAGGTATGAGGCGATAGAATTTTCAGCCGAACCTTTAAGTGTTATATCTTTTGCTAACCCATCTGTACTATTTGCTATAACAGACGTATCTGTTGCTAATCCTAGTGCTGTCATCTCATCTTTTGTTAATAAACCATTTGTACTTTCAGTAATAGATGTTAATAAGTTATCAGCAAAAGTAAGGTGTAAATCAGCCTTAGCATCTGCATCTAAATCATAAGCTACTGTTAGTGTGCCATCATCACTCAATGTTTTGATAGCATCAGGCATATTATCTTCGTTCCAGTTAAATGTTGTTTTTAATACCTCTTCCATATCTGATATAGTTGTATCTTCATCAGCCCCTAAATTCAACTGATACCCACCAAGCAGTAAAGCATTAATTTGGTTTGCATCGCTTAAAGTTGCTGTTGCTTTTATGCTATCTGTTAAGGATAAAGAATATTTCCCTACTTCATCTACTAGATTTTGAGTGACTTGAAGTATGTTTAGCTCTTTTTCTTCACTTGTTTTTACTTTTGAAAGTTGAGCTTTTGCCATTGCTTGAGCATAAATCATATTTACACTAGACGTAAAGTTTTTTGTATCAGATAATGAGCTAACATTTGAAGATAGTGCTTGTATTGATAATTCTCTTGTGGCATCATCAGTAGCACTTAAAAGAGATGTCATAGCACTGTTAAAACCTATAACAGAGGATTTGCTATCAGAACTTCCTAGAGAGTCTATTACCCCTTGAAGTGAGTTTATAATTCCCTCTTTCATAGATATAGCTACATCTCTATTACTTTTTATAAGCTCTGCATTATTTGCTAGTGTTTCATCTTTCATTTCAAGATTACTTAAAATAAGGGCTTCGTTTGACTCTAAAAGCTCCAAACTAGAATTACTTAATGCTCCATTTTCCCCTGCTAACTCTATCGCTAAAAGTTCTACTCCACTTAAACTATCTGCTAGTTCTATCCCTAAAGTGTTAGATAATCTATTCGCTGTATCTTCTAAAGTTTCATTTCGTGAAGTCCAAGTTAAAGTATTAGCCATTTGAGACATATAAAAATCAGTTTGAGCTTGTTGAGCATTTTGAGAGATTAAAGCAAGTTGCATCTGTGCATCTCTTGTCTCTTGTATAACAACCAATTCAGATTCTCGTGCTTTTGTCGCATCTTCCAATGCTTGTATCTCATCTTTTCTTGTATAAATATCTTGTTGTAGATTTATATTAACACTATCTGTTAAAAGTGCTAATGCTCTCTTTCTCTCAATATTTGTTTTTTCAGAATTATCAACCGCATTTAAAAGTTCCAATTCGTCCGATAAGGATCGTCTTGTTTTTTCTTTTTCTTTTGCAATATCTTCTAGTTCTTTAGTTTTTGCTTTTGCTTTTGCAATATCTTCATTACTATCAATTAAAGATTTGTTGGCATTAAGTAAAGCTAAATCAGTATCAGTTAATTTATCAAAATCAGTCGATAATTTAATAGCTAGTGCATCTAAATCTTCATAGTTTTTAGCAATAGTTATCCCACGTGCATTTTTATAAACATTGTCTGGATTTTCATTTGGAATATCACTAATCATATCTTGTAATAATTCAGTTGGTGTTTTGAAACTATCTGTAAAGGACTTCATATTTACATTTGAAGTAGCTGTTAAAGCATTTAGTTTTTCTTTAGCCCATATCTCTTTTTGTAGATTTTTATTAGCATCATCGGCTAAATCAGCTAAAACTCTATCGTGTTCTATTTTTAATCGTGTAGCATCATCTTTGGCATTTAGGAGTTCTAAATCTTCGGTTAAAGTATCAAACTCATCTTTTCTAGCTTTTTCTAATTCATCAAGAGCATCTAAGTATATTTTAGCATTTTTAGACTGCAAGATATAATCATTTGTCAAAGTTTCAGCTGTTCCGTGCAATAGCATATATGCTTTAACTTCTTCATCTATCTCTTCTGCGGTTTTATCTTTTTGTTGCTGTAAAGCTTTTATCTCTTCGGCTTGAACTCTTGCTTTTGTGTTCGCTTTTTCAAGTTCGATATTAAACTCAGCTATACCATCAGTAGGAATACCTGCAAGTTTTTCTAACTGTGATTTATCTAAGCCCTCTACTGATAGGTAGTCACTTATGTTTTCGGATAAGTAAGTGCTAAATTCTTCTAAAACTTTTTGATAATAGATATTCGCTTCTAGTGACGATTCTACACCGTATTTTTTATCTTCATCTGTCCAGTCTGGAAAAGATAGTTCAATCGCTTTTTCTGCTACACTACGTTGATGTAGCATTTCATTTTCAATCGCACTAATTGTATTCTCAATATCAGTACCAACATTACCAAATCCAAGAAGTGCATCACTAGCTTTATCTAGCCCATCGAGGAACTCATTAAAAGATTTTGTAGCTCTTTCTTCGGCTGATATTCGCTCTTTATCTTTCCCTCCAAATAATGAACTTAGTGCTGTCATTCCGACACCTGCTGCTAAACCATACACTCCACCCATAGACATAGCACCACCTGCTGATGCCAACTGTGAACCACCTGCTACGAGATTTGCTGATGATGACTGAATCATTGATGCAGAGATGGAAGCTCCTAATCCTTTAACTGCTCCCATTACATTACCATCGGTTATTGCATCTACTAAAGCATTAGAGATAGAAGAGTTTAGAGTGTCGCCCCAGTCTTGAAAGGTTGCATCTACTTCAACATCATCAAAACCAATATTTCCTTCAAGCAATGATGCTTCTGCAAATGCTTCAAATCTTTTCTCATCTTCATCTTTTAGTTTTTTAGCTAAATCTAACTCATCTTCTTTAGCCCATATCTTTCTCTGAATGGCTCGATTAGATTTATCAATAAGTAAAATATCTAGTTCTCTTATCTCTAATTCTGATTTACCCAATCTCTTTAATTGGTCCGTTAGGGATATTTTTTCACCTAGAATTGCTTTGATGTTTGCTAGTCTTTCTTTTTCTCGTTTTTTTTCTATATCAGCTGTTTTATCAGTCAGTCTTAAATTTTCTTCTCTTAATACTTGTTCACGTTTTAGTGTAAATTCTATATCTTCCTCAAAACCTAATAAATCATCACTAAACTCTAAAATTTCAAGAGATTTTTTAGCATTTTTCTCTTTGGCTTTAAAAGTTTTATTGGAATATTCTACAACTGTTTTTTCTATTTTTTCATAAGTAGATTTTGAATCATCATAAAGTTTTTTATAATAAACTTCATAGTGTGTACCACTCATAGCTAGATATGCTTTTTCCCTAGCTTCCATAGTATCAAATGCAGATGAGAGTTGTTTTACTGACTCATCATATTTTAAATCAGAAAGATAACCATCTCCTGTAAACCCTGCTTGAACCTTTGCTAAATTCTTCATAGCTTCAGCTTGATTATTGTAAATATCTACTGTATCACTTACAATTGTATATAAAGCATAAGCTCCTGCGGCAACTGCGACAAAAGGTAATGCTCTCGTTGCCATACCTAAGGCTTTCGTTGCAATAGTTGCAGCTTCTGTTGCAACTGTTCTTGTAACCATTGCCCCCGTAGCTGTTGCTGAAGCATAAGAAAGTTGTGCTTGTGCTAAAGCTGCTTGTTCTGCCGAAAGAGCAGATGAATTTAATGCTCTTATCTGTGCGCTTGTTGCTATCGTATTATTTAAAACACCATGTGTATTTACATTATCTGCTAAAGTTCTTGTTTCTACTGCAAAAGTTCCAAGTCGTTGAGCTTCTGTTTGTATTGTTGCTGTTGCTGTTTGTGCTAGTGTTAAAGCTGTTTGAGATGCAGTAACAGTGTTAAGAATACCCATTGCACCAAAATATGCACTAACTCCAACTCCTGCAGTTGCAAACAATCCACCAGCAATAGCTATTTTGTCCAAACCATCATTCTTTAAAAATTCATTCATCGCTGTTGATGTATCAAGCAGTGCAGGTAAAAAATCATTTACTAAATTAATCTTTATTCCAGTAATATGTGCATTAAACTTATTAAGTTCATCATTATAAAGAGCAGAATTAACATACATATCATCTTTAATAACAATACCTAGTTTTTTACCCTCATCTGCTAATGACATCAAACTTGCTGAACCCATATTCGCAAGTCTTACAACTGTTGCTGCACTTTTTGAAAATATATCTTGTGCTATGGCTGTTCTCTTTGTTTCATCTCCAACTTTTGCTATACTGTCAAGAAGATATAAAAAAGTTGTATTTGTATCTGTGAACTCTCTTCTTGCAGTTTTGACATCTATGCCAAGTGCTTTCATCGCTTTGGCTGCTGCACCTGTACCATCTCTTTCAAAATTTTGAGTACGTCTAATCATAGAACTAAGTGAAGAATTCAACTCTCCCATACTTACATTTGCAAAACTTGCAGCATACTCTAAACCTGAAAGTTCATTTGGAAGCATTCCTAGTTTTTCACTAAGTTTACCTACGGCATCGGTTGCATCTATGGTTTCATGAAGCATACCGTCTAAGGCGTGGATAGTTCCTAATGTTGCATAAGCAGTTCCAAGAGTTAAGATACTTCTACGCATTGCAGAGATACTATTTTCGATACCTCTTTCAGCTCTATTCATACCATCTATAAGCCGTGTTGTATCTGCCAAAATATCTATAACAACTGTTCCTACACTTCTACTCATAATTTAGCCTCCAAATAAACTTAATAAACTGTTTTGAGTATCAATATTTGATACTTTCATCTGTTTTACTCGCTCTTTTTCATAATCTTCATCACGAAGAGCCATCACTTGACCTATGTTTGAGATAAGTTTTGTGTAATGTTTTACACTCAACTTATGCCATCTTATTTGGTCTTTTACTGAATCATATAAATAACCAACTCTACCCATAGCTCCATACTCATATTCACATTGTGAAGCTATTTTTGCTAGGTAGTGTTCAAATGGCTGAAGCGTATCTGCATCAGCATCTGAACGGAGATAGTTTGCTATTTTCCAGATGGCTTTTTTTCTAGTTCAGCCTTTGCACTCTCAAGACTAGCTAAAATATTTATATAGCCTTTTTGTTCAGCATATTTAGCAAGTTTCCCTTTATCAGCACCAGATACTAAATGCTCAAATTTTATTTTGGCTAATGATTCAAAAAATGCCTCTTCATCATTTCCAATAAGTTTTTCTAATTTATCTTCATTTTTTTGTATTTTTTGAGAGAGAACCTCTAAATCTTCTACAACTTGTAAAGATTGTTTAGTTTCTTTCAAAGTTTCTAAAAGTGTTAGTTTCTTAGAAAAAAGTGCATATTTTGAAGAGATTTTGCGAATATTACGATGCAGTGCTTGATACTCACGTAAACCCTCTTTTTGTTGGGCTTTTTGAGCTTTAGTTCCTTGAGTGTAAATTACTTTTAAGCTCTCTTTCTCTTTAGAACCCTCAACGATTTCGATTGTGATTTCATATTGTAAATTTATTTTCATTATGATGCCACCGCTACTTCTGGAAGACCAGCAACTGTTACTGTAAATGTTGCAATAACTAAAGCATTTTCTTCTTGAGCTATCTCAAAATCTGTTACTACACAACCTTCCCATGTATAAGTTGAACCATTCCCATCTGCTGTTGCTTTGTTTGATAGTTCTATCTCAAATTTTACTTTATCTGATGTTAAGAAAGATTTTTCTAACTCTCCTGCACCCTCTGCATCTGCTGGGTCATACTCTATACTCAAAGATATAGGATCAACTGTTGCAAAACCTGTTGCTAATGTTACGTTTCCTGTATTGATAGCTACGTACTCTTTTACAGGTCTTTTTAGTTTCATATTTCCTAAGCTGATTAGGTCACCTGCTACTTTATCGTTTACTCTTACTATATGGTTTGCTGTTGGTATTGCCATTTTTATATCCTTTTAATTTTAAAATCTATTAACTGTCTATGCAGTTTCTCATCTCTATCGTACAAATCTTGGGAGGAGATAGACCCTCCGTTTAGTTCTAGGACTTTAAATACTATTTCCTCCTTGAGAGTTTTGGACTCACTATAACTATGAGAGTAAACATCCACTTGAAAGCGAACATCTCTATTCATCAAGTTTCCATTTGTTGCTTGGTTTGCACTATCATCAATCACATAGTAAATAATTGCAGGAAACACTATATCTTGAGGAAATATAACGGGATAAGTTCTCTCACATACCTCTTTAAGGGAGCTGTATAGTTTTTTTTCTATCATAAGTTTGCTAGTTCTCTAGGGATTCTTTCTCTCATATAATTTTTTAAAAAACTGATCGTGTTATCTCCCTCTTGTTCGTAGGCTTTTCGCATAAAGGCAGATGGAACTATCCCAAATCCTTTCGCTATAAGTGCATTTCTTTTGAAAGCTCTTTCACCGCCGTAATGTGTTGCACGACTAAGCGGTTTTACTCTTTTTGCATAAGTTCCAAACTCGATTAAATGAGCATACCACCAATCATTTGAATCACTTATTCTAGGAGAAACTTGAAACCATACAAAGTTTCTATTTCTAGGTCTAAACTTAGTTACACCTATACTTTTTTTAAGAGTTCCAGTGTCTTTAGGTACTAAACTTCTAGCTTTAGCAATGATAGGTTTTGCACTAGCTCTTACACCACCTGTTAAAACATTTTTTTGAATACGTTCGGGAATAATTCTCAAATTTGCTAGTAACTCATTCATTCCTTGGACTTGAACATCAACCATTATTTAAAGCCTCTCTAAACGATAATTTTTTTAACTAAGAGGAACAATACAGTTTTTAAGTAATAAAATGCAAAAACATTGCGTGGCGTGACCTTGTTGTAAAATTTGGGGGGATTTGTGTATTTAAGGGGGTTTATTTTTTAATTAGTATAGTGGTGTTTTTAATATTATGTTATAATGTTCTTATCAAAGTGTGGTGCTTTGTGTGTGGAATGAAGTAAGTCTGGCAAGAGACCTATATCAGTTAAGCTCTATCGCTCTTTAGTGAGTGGTGGGGTTTTTTTTTGGTCTATTTTTTAGATGGTTGGGTTATGGGGTAAGATTGGTATCGGAGAATCTCTTGCCAGAATTCAACAGCCACATGGTAGGATATTTAATAATAGCAACAGTCTATATAGTCTTAGCTTTTATAAAGTAATCCTGTGTGCGAGGGGCTAACCAACCCTTGCACGTTTCAAAAGTTTTTTAATATTTTTTGTTTTTTTACTTATATCATCTGTATCATCAAATTTATCTATTTTCAAAGAGTAGATATATTCCTCCATTTTTTCACTTTGAGAGAAAAGAATATCTATTACTCCTGCTAGTTCAGAAGATTCTAACTCTACTTTTGAGTTTTTTAAGAGTAGGAGAATACCGAACATAGAGTTATGTGCTTTGAGCATATTGTCTAATGTGTTCATTTTAACTCTCCTCTTTCATCGGAATAGCACCCTCTGCAACAATAAAACCTTTACTATGATCCACAATATCATACTCATCTAACCAACCTCCAATCACCATTAATTGTTCTGATTTTAAATCTGAATAATCAAATACCTCAAAATGTTCTTTCAGTTTTACCCAAATACCAGGAATGATACTACTTTTACTAACACCATGTCTTTTGCTAAGTTTTACAGCTATTATTTGAACAGCGTTTCTTAGTGTATATTTTTCTACACTATCTAATTTTCTTGAACCCTCTAGTTGCACCACATTCATCTTTGGAACTACTGTTTTATTTTCCACCAACTTTACAACTGATGCCGTTAAATCTAGCAAAGCATCTGTTTGGCGTTGTTGATTTTTCAGCATATCAAGAAGAACTAGGTTTATATCTGTTGGTGGTGTTGGTGTTTGGAGTTGAGATTTAACCTTTTCTTCCATTTTGAGAAAATACTTTCTCGTCTCTTTACCTTTTGTGTTATTCTCAAGCATAGAAAGTTCTTTTGCCATATCCATTGTTACAATAAAATCACGCTTCCCACTTTTGGGATCCGTGATAATTACTACATAATCTTCACCTTTGATAAAATCATATTTTTTAATAGCTCTATCAATCCACATACTAAACTTTGTTTTAACTCCTAGATAACTATGTATCTCTCTTGCATTAACTGAATTTACTGCTTCAGTACCTATTGTGTTTACATTTATCTCTATTAATTCTTGCATTTTGTTTTCCTTTTAAATTTGATTGATATGATTTATAATTAAATCTTTACGACTAAGACACTCTCTATAAAATCTGTCTGATTGGCTATAATCAAGGTTTGCTTGTTCAGCATCTCTAAAGTAAGGGATACCTTTAGAACTGATTGAAACAGTTCTATCATCAAAAGCAAAGATATGCTGATTACCTTGTTTATCTTCTCTATGAGCTACTAGATAATATTTCATATCTACAAATGTTAAAATATCCTCTCTTAAAAAACTTTTCTTTGGGTTTGGGTTAGGGGTCTCCTTTACTCCCTCCGTATTACTTTTTTCTTTATTACTTGGTATAGTATTACTTGTACTCTTATTTTCAGAGTTTGAAAAACTAACTCTTTCTTTCTGACTCTCATTTTGATACTCAGACTGTTTTAGGGACTTAGTAGGTTCTAAATGTAAAATATAGTCATTTACCGATTGTCTTCCATTAACTCTATTTTTTATCTTTTCCATATAGCCAAATTTGATAAGTTCATTCATTATTGCTAATAAAGCAGTTTTTCCCTCTTTTAATTGAGAGACCATACCCAATAAAGAAAATTCCCAGTTATCAGGTTTTGAAACCATATAGAGATAGAGACCTTTAGCTTTAAGTGATACATTTATATCGTTAATAATTTCGTTTGGTACTTGAGTGAAACTGATTTTAAATGATTTTTTTAATATGGACATTGTTTGTTTCCTTTTAAGTTATATATATATCACTTTTGATAGAAGAAGTATAATATATATAATATTAATCAAAACTTATAAAAGTAATATATATATCACTTTTATAGTTATTAGGATTATATTTAAAGTATGTTTGTTATAATAATCTTATGAAAAATATTACATATAAAGAAATTGCAGAAGACTTAGCTAAAAGTGAAGGTACTATTAAACAATGGAAAAAAAATCATCCTGTTCTCTTGGAGTATGTAAAAATAGGTGCATTTTGTAAAAAGAATGATATTAGTCTTGATATGATTAAGAATTGTATTGAGTTGAAGGAGTTGAGTGATAGGCAGAGGGGGGATGGTTAGGTGCTTGATATAGAGATAGAAGCAAAAATTTGTGAATTGGTTAAAAAATCATTAGAAGATAGACAATATGCCGAAGAGTTTACTTTTAAGATTACTGAAAAGACTATTTCTATCGCTTGGAAACGACACTTTATTGACTTGAAAGGTTATAGATGTAGTATCCATAGTGATGAAATAAGACATATTGAAAATGAACATCCAAATGATATTGAGCATATTTGTAAAATTCATTACTACTTAAATAAATTTAAGAATATTGACAGAACCACAACCAAAGAGGCACAAACAGGTAAAAAAATACCTTGTTTTACATTTACAAAACAACTTAAAGATAGAAAAGTGAAAATAGTGAAGTTAAATCTTAGCATGAAGAAAGTATTAAGTTTGAAAACTTTATATGAAGTAGTGTAGCAGACCAAAAACTGCTACAATTTTAAGGGTATCGAGAGTTTTCATCCCATAAACGATACAAGTCGCTCATTTCCAATGGTCTTTAACAATACAGAAGAAGTCTGTTAAGTAAAAGTATATCTTAATATATATAAAAATAATGTAAAAGGAAAATTTAAAATGAGTTACAAAGATATAGTGTTTGATGAAGAGATACCACAAGGGATAAAGACTATATTGAACATAGAGTGAACGAGCATAAAGACAAAAATTTTGGGGCATCATTCAGATGGTTATATGAACATTTTTGGATAGTAGAACCGAAAGAAAAAAGGGATAATACGGATAAATAAAGAATCTGCCTTTTAGGCAAATTCTTATACTCTTGTTAAATCTTGCATAATTAATATCTCCATTCATAAAAGAATCTGATTAAAAGGACAAGGGGCAAGAACACTTTAAACCTCCGAACGGGTAAACAAACCTGATAAATCAAGTAAGCGTGTCTCACAATCCCTAATCGCGATAAAGATGGAAGCAGGACGATAGCAGTTGAAAACCATCAAGGGCTAACATAAGTAAACTTATGTACTGGTCGTAACCCCGCTTCACGACATTAAGAGTGTGCTAGACCAATTACTAGCACGGTTTACGGGTGTTGGCTAATGCCTTGCAGATGCAATCCTTAGCGTGACGTCCAAAACGAACTCCGATGGTTTTATATCAGAAGACCAACTTCTTGATTGAAGTATAGCATATTTTATTAAAAAAAAACACTATTAGTATCAAACAACCTCCACAACCATAATATGCAACTCCCTATCTCTCTCATAAACATTCAAAACAGCATCTATTTCAAATATTCTTTCCCCATAAACCACTCTCATACTAGAATTTAAACCTGCTCTGTATCTCATACGGATTTTATGATTTACTTCGGCGTTTAAATGCTTACTTTGATATTTCTCTGACCCATTGAGTGGGATAATCTGAACGTATTGATAGGGTTGTTCAATATCTTCCCACTCACTAGATGGTTCTCCGAAATCATCTGTATCAGTTCCTAACTCTTGAAACCTTACTTTATGCCTTAGAGATGCAGTTCTCACGGTCTTACTCTGTATGATTTGATAAGATTGTTTATAAAATCGTTGTTAAATGTAGATATATTTACACCTATAACATACTCTTCACGATGTTCGTAATAGGTCGCTATCTTCACTCTCATATAAGATTTTATAGGTGATGGAACTTTACTATATCCACAAGTGAAAGTTATTTTTATAGCTTTTTGATGTGCTTTTGCACTTGGAATTATATAGTAATCTATATAGGAGAGACCATTTTTTTCATAAATATAATAGGAACTGCTATCAAGTTCAACATAATCACCTTGAGAGTTCATATATTCAATCTTATCAACTGAACTTATGGGATTTTTTGGTAGTTTAGATATAAAATCATCTGCATATAGCTCATAAGTGGCTCTTTCTAGTTGTCTGTTTAAAATATCTTGAGTGTGTTCCTGCGCTGAATCTATAATATCGGTAATCAGTGCATCATCATCTTCACTTAGCACTCTCAAAAAAGCTTTTGCTTCTATGAGAGTAACTGTTGTTTTTGTTGGTTCTACTATCTGAACTAACTGCATCTTATATCTCTATGTTATTTGTCTGCATTTTTACCAGCATTAAATGCCTCTTCGATAATAACTTTTGCATCAACACGTTTATGAACTTTGAAACCTACCATACCGTTTCCTGCATAAAGCTCATTTAATCTTTGAACAGACATAGAACCACGGTCACCAATTTGAAATGATGCAAAATCACCTAAAACTATAAATTTATTTCCTGCACCCATCTCTGGCATAGAGTTGTCTATAACAATAGCACGACCTAAAAGAGTTGCACGTTCAGCTTCAGCAAGTGCTTTGCCATAAATATAATTACCATCACTATCTTTGAGTTTTCTTATCTCTTTTTCTGTTTTATCTGTCATTCTCCATTTAGAACGTTGGCGATACTCCTCTTTTAAGTCATAGTAAATATCAATAAGCTCATCAGCTGTTACAGCATCAACTGCTGAAGTTGTAGAACTAGCACCTACTGGAGAAGAGATTACATATCCTTTTGGTTTATTTACACCATCCCCTACTGCGAATGCTGGAGCTTCAGCTTTGTCTATCCCTCTTGCTATCTGACCAGCCATATAAGAATCAAAATTAATTTTATTATCTTGTAAAAGTTCCTCTGATACTTTGATGATACCACCTAGTTTCCACGCCCCTAACTGTTTGTTGCCAAATGTAGTTTTTGTTTCTCCATAAGCACCTGTTTCTTCTACCCATTCAAAAGTAGGAGCATCACCCTCTGTTGGAATATTACGAGTAGAATCTGTTCCTATCACGGTAGAGATGCTACGAGTGGCACTTAATGTATTTAGTTTCATAACTACTGTTTTTTGATAAGACTCTGGAACGATATAACCACCATCAACATCAATACCCTCAGTCATTGAAGCTACTGCATCTAACATATTTTGACCAGCTAAATAGCTATCAAAGCTTGTTGTATATTCAGCATTTGCACCAGCAACGTTTGGAGTTGTTGGGATTATGTCTTCAACATCTTGTCTTAATTTATCTTGTGCCTCTTCTAGTTTTACATCTCTATTTGCTTTATCAAACTTTGCTTGAAGTGCTGTAAACTCAACTACTTGTTCTGGTGTCATCGTTGCATTTGCATCGTTAAATGTTTTCATAGCCTCTAGTGCTTCGGCTCTTGTATTTCTTAGTTGTTCTAGTGACATTCTGTTTCCTTTTGTAATATTTGGATAGATCTCTCTCTTTTTTCTTGTTCTGAAAGGTCTATTTTCATCTGTGGTTGAGGAAGAAGTTTTGCAACTGCTTCAAAGTCTAGCTCTTTATGGTGCTCATAAATCGCACTATTACACGCTTTTAAACTCTCTAATGAGAGTGCGAATGCTTCGGCTTTTGTTGTTGATGCTTCAATAGTCACTATCTCATCGACAAACTTAGCTTCCATCATCTCTGCACCAAAGAAAAAGCTTTCTTGTTCCATCAATGCGATAGCTTCACTCTTTTGCATACCTGTTTTGGCTACATAAGCGTTAGCGATGATAGAGGATAAGCCCTCACTAATATCTGCTGTTTTTCGTAAATCTATATAGTTACCCACGGCAGGTAACCATGCAAGATGAATCATGAAAGTAGAGTTTGTTTTTGCTACGACCTTATCACCAGCTAATGCGATATAAGATGCGATACTTGCAGCAACTGCGCCTATCTCTACGGTTACAGTTCCTTTGTCATACTCTTTGAGAGCATTATAGATAGAGATACCATCTATAACACTTCCACCGACTGAATTTAAGTGAACTGTAATATCTCCACTCATATTGTTAATATTTTGAATAATCTCTTGAGCGTCCACTTCCCAGCTGCCTATCTGACCATCAATTGTTATTATGTTCATCTTTTTTACCTCCTCCATTATTTATATTTTTAACTGTTGAAAGATTGAGTTGAACATAGTGTTCATCACCATCTTCAAAACTTGCTTCATCTTCATAGGCTCTAATCTCATTTGGAGATATAGAACCCATATCAAAACGTGCTTTATAATATTTTGCTCTTGTATCTGCATCTACTCTAAGCATCGTGTTATATTTAAACTTGATAACTGTTGTAAGTTTCTGTTTTGGAGTAAGGAGAGATAAGCGAAACTGTTCTTCGGCTATTGTTGTAAGTGGGAAGACAGTTCCTGTATAGAACTCTAAATATTTCTGTTCGAGATTTCCATAAGCTACATTTGCAGTATCGTTTATCATAGAGCTAGGAACACCAAAGATAGCGCATAACTCTTCACGGTTAAATTTACGAGATTCTAACCACTCTGAATCAGAATTTGAAAGAGTAAGAGGTTTAAATGATAAACCCTGTTCAAGTAGCAAAGTGTTTCCTGCATTGGACGCACCACTATAACTTAACTCTAAATCATCTCTTAAACGATTGTGAGCATCTTGAGACAATGAACCGTCCATCTCAAAAGAACCTGTTGGCATCGCTGAGTTTTTGAAAAGTTTATTTCCATGTTTAGAGGTAGAATTTGCAAAATCAAGAGTCTCTTTTACATATTCTATACGAGAGATACCTTTTAATCCTGTGTTATCTGGTATATCGTAGAGGTGCATTATCTTACTATTTTTGATAACTGCATTTTCATATTTAAAGATTTTCTTTCCATCAAGAAAGGCTATCTCCATCTTATCTGCGACCAAAGGATAGAGTGCTACAACTTCCCCTAAACCATTTCGTATGATTTGAGAGTAGTGATTTCCTCTAAGGTCTAAGTCTTGAGATATTATTTTTTTATAAAGTGATGCTATAAGGTTTGGGTTTGGTTCATATTTAAGTAAATTATAAAGGGGATTTTCTCTATCTTCTATTTTTCCCTCTGCTGTTCTTTTATATATTTTAATAGGGATAACGGCTAGTGCATTAGCCTTTATATTAATACAAGATAATACAGTAGCTATTTTTTGGGCATTATCAGCTGTTATTGAAGAACCACCTAAGAGAACACTTCGACCTATGCCATTTGAAGCTTGAGATATATTAGCTTTTCTATCATAATTCATCATATTTTTAATAAAGTTCATCGTTTACTCCTTTTTGTAATGCAAGAATATAAGCATAAAAGATAGCAAACGAGTGAAGAACCAGAGCAAAAGAGTAAGCATAGTTCGTAAATGGCTCATACGAAATAGCTACTGCTGTTGCTAAAGCTAAAAGTAACAATGCGAAAAAGATATAAAGGGCTGTTATGTATTTAAAAATTTGCATAAGGGGACTATATACAAATTTATTAACAAATTACGAAAACATTGCGTGGCGTGACCTTGTTGTGAAAATTTAAGTTGTTTTTAATTTTTTTGAGCCACCGATTTGTACTTTCACAAACATTTCAAAAACGCTAAACCCTCCTAACCCCACGGATTTCATAAATATTTTCTTCCTCTGGTTCATAAGCGATAGCACGAGCTAGTGTGTTTATGATAGCTGCACATCCATCTATCTTTCGGTTTGCTTTGGTTTTGTCGGGTTTTATATTTCCATTTGCATCATTGACCACTGACATATTTGAAACCATCCATCTTGTTACTGGGTTTCTATCGTGGGTTAATGCACCACTTTTTATATAGTCTCTAAAGTTAAATGTTGGTTCACTGATAGTTAAATACCCCTGTCTTATCTGTATGCACCCATCGAATGCACTTTCTTTCTCTATGTTTGAAATCAATGTTACCGCACTGTATGGGTCATAGCATAACTCTTTCACACCATCTTCTATATCTTTTAATATATCTTTTTGTATATAGTCATAATCAATCGTTGGTCCGGGTGTTGCTGTTATAAGACCCTCTAAAATCCATTTTTGAAGAGGAATTCTTAATTCAGTGGCTCTTTTATCTACATTATCTTTTGGTATATAATAATGCTGAGTTGTATGAAAACGGTTATTTGGTAGAAGATAAGTTTTTGCTACTGCTGTAAAGTCATCGGTTCTTGACAAATCTAATCCTAAAAGAATACCTGTTGCTTGAGACAAATCTATCTCATCCACTCCACATTTTTCCCAATCTTCACGCTTAATAAAATGTTCAGACGCATTCACCCATCTGTTTAAATCTTTTACTAAGAAGTTATTGAGTGTTTCAGTTCTTTGTTTTGCCTCTTTAGCTTGAATTCGCATATAGTCCCATGTTTTTGAGATACCTAAGTTTGGATTTGCTTTGTACCAAACAGTTTCATCAAATGGGTCATCATCTTCATCTAGTTCGCATATAAATGCAAAATAGTTATCATCTTCAATATCGCCATCCATAACCTTTTTGGCATACTCATACTCTGTAAATCCTACCGATGCCGTGTCAAATCCTGCTGTTGTTATATAAAACATCATAGGTTGGACTCTTGCACCCTGAGAGGAACGGATAACTTCTATCATCGTTCTATCGGGGTGAGCGTGTATCTCATCACCTATTGCAAAACCAACATTAAGACCATCTTCATTTTTTGAGTCGCGACCTAATGTTTTAATAGTCGTATTGGTTGGTGCAATATCTATCACGGAGTAGGCAATATTTGAATTATTTTTAAGCTCTTTATTTGATTGAACCATCTTTGAACAACCGTTCCATACAATTTTTGCTTGGTCTTTTTTGGTTGCAAAGCATACGATTTGGTTTCCTTTCTCTTGAGTGAGGATAGATTCGGCTACACCTACACCAGATGCTAGAAGAGATTTACCATTTTTACGACTCAAGAACCAAAAGGCTGTATTAAATCGTCTTACCCACTGTTCCTTACCATCTCTCAAGAGAGGTTTTCCATCTTTATCTAAGCGTTTCTTTTGCCAACCAAAGCATATAGCAAGTGCCTTTCGTTGCCAATCCTCCAACTTTACAGACTGACCAGCTAGTTCACCCTCAAAATGTTTTAATTTCTCTATGATAACGATATATGCTATCCCCATTTTCTTATTAAATCTTATATCGTCTCTCTGTTTGGTGGCAACATTCTTTAAATCAGAGAGGTGTCTTGTAAATGTTTTTTCATAATAAGCCTTCTTCATTTAATTAACATATACGGTAATCAGCTTTTTGAATTTTACACATCTAATTTAAGCTCCCCGATTTCCTTGCCTATATCGAATAATGAATTACTTTGCTGGTCAAATTTGGTATTAAGTCCCATTCTCTTACGTGCTGAGATAGATAATCCTAATTGATTAGCTAAATTAATCAAAGTCTTCTCCTCCATCTTTGAAACATTTTTCATAGCTGAGATGTAAGAACCACCTTTGGAACTCACTGCTGTTGCTCCATCTTGGTCTAGTTCCAACTGGCATTCAATCCAGGTTTCATAACTTTTAGCAAATATTGCTATCAAGGGTTCATCTAGTGGTGAGATATGTTCACCTAATATTTCAATGATCTCTTTTACTTTTCGACGTGCAACTGGTCCTAGAATAGATTTTTTCCCTACAAGAGCTTTATCTTTGATAATATCATTTATATCAACTCTAAGCCATCCCTCTTTTTTAGTACGTCGCTGAATAGCACCGTGAGTGATACCGTTCTCGGTTGCTATTTGACGAACAGATTTATCATCAAACAGCGTAAAACCACCTCCTTTAGGGGGTGGATATAAGCGGTATTAGTTCGGAGTATCTTGCTGTTGTATATATTGTTTAACAACATCAAGTGTAGCACCCCCAACACTACCAGCAAAATAGCTTCTATGCCATAATGCAGAACCATTACCCCAATATCTTTCTTTAATATTTGGCATATCTCTTCTAAGTAATCTACTAGAACGACCTTTTAAATTGTTTACAATTAATGATATAGAGTGTTTAGGTGGATATTGAATGAGTAAATGAACATGATTTCTTTCGCCATCAAACTCTTGTAAAGTTCCTCCCATCTCTTCAATAGTTTCTTTAAAGATTTTACCCATATAGTCTATATGTTCTTTTGTTAAGATGTTGTATCTATATTTAGTTACAAATACTAAATGAGCATGAAGAAGATGAGTTGCGTGTCTTGATTTCTGTATATCCATATATCATACACCTTTTAATTTAATATTGACATATTAGCGAAAAAATAGTAACATATTTGAATACACACCAATTAAAAAAGGAGAAGATATGTTAAAAGCTGTAAAAGTAAGACTTTATCCAAACAAAGAACAAAAGCAAACTATATCTTCTCAAATTGGAGCAGTTCGATATGTGTATAATAGAAC